GGCTTGTTGTATTTGCTTTTCGCCTGTGAACAGGTCATCAATCTGGCTTGCTATCTGTCCAATATCTTGAACAGTGTTAATGTGTGTCTTGATAAAGTCTACACTCTGTTTAACAAGTGCAATCCCAGCTAGGGCAGTACTGATAGGTTCCATAATAGTTCCTTATAGCTTCATTAACAGAGAGGCTGCGAGGCCAACGATTAGTACCGTTGACCCCATAATCATTGCTTCCAAACGCCACATACGTTTGTCTAGTGCTTCTAGCTTTTCGCCTACAGCCGTGTAACGAACTGCACATTCTTTCTCGTGTGCTTCTAGTTCTATTGCTACGCGGAGTTCAGGAGTTACAGACTGTTCTAACTTCATGGCTTAGTAGGCCAAGTCACGCTTGCAGGAAAACCAGCTTGCGCCGGTATATCCCGCAGGGCTTGACGGTACGCAGTCCATTCGTCTGTAATGCGGTCAGCTAGTGCGTAAACATCTGATTGTTGCAATAGCGAGTCTCGCTGACTACGAACTAAGTAATCTTGTTGTGCCTCATTTTCTGCATTAACTGCCGCAATCTCATCTTCGCTAAGAGCAATCTCGACACCATTTACAATTCTAATCATAATATGCTCCTACGATGATTTTCTGCCATAGAGCGTAAGGTTTGCTCCGGCTGGTATGCTGCTCCAATTTGCTCTAACTTCAATCTTATCAGGTGTTACACCAGAAGTTCCTGCTCGCCACCCAGCAAAACGTGTGGTTTCATTTGCGGTAGTGCTAGTGAAGGAAGTGCCAGTCCATTGCAAAGCTTTGTTTGTTAAGCCTATGCCCCAGATTTCCATAACAGCGTGAAAGTAAATACCGCTTAATTCTCGAACCATCATCGCACTTGTCTGACCAGTCGAGCTTGTTTGATTTGAAGTGTCATTGCTGTGAATACCGTAACCATTCAACAATGTTGAACCATCGTAAAAACGTATATTTGGGCCAGTAGAGACTTGGCTTGCGTGAACCCAATTTAAGACTAATTGATAAGTTATATAGTCATCGTTTAAGTTTTCAAAAATCACAGACGATGCAGTGCTGCTTGTTGTTGTATTAGACACTAATTCATAAGAACCACCCCCACCAACGGCACTACCGCCAATTGTGACTGAACCGGCAGTGGCACTGATGTCGTTCGTCTGATGGTTGATCGTTAAAGCCATTACCTACTCCTTAAACGGCTGTAGAACCAGCCATATCATCTTGCGCCATTACCCAGCTATAACACTTGTCCAAGAAAGCATCGCCGCTTGCTGCATTGATATCGTCTAAGTTTGCGCCGTAGCGTTTGAAATCCACCTCACGAGTGTCATCGGTTGGTGATGCTGTAGCGTATGCCGACAGGTCAATCATCACTTGAAACTTTGGGTCTGACCCACGTTGACGAGAGATTGCTGCTGTTACAATACGGTAGTATGCATTATTAAATGCAATGCCGTACTGACTTGCACCTTCTGCGATATTATTTTGAATTGCCATTTTAGTTTGCTCCTTTATTAAGCGTATGTGACTTCGCTGGTTCTGATGTTTGCTACCCAGCGTATGTTATGTGAGGCTTCACCAGTTACTGTAATAGCCAATGCGTTATTTGTGTTATCGGCAGATAAAGCTAATCCCCAGCTAGATTGATTATCAATTACTGTTGTTGAACTATTTACCAAAGTTGTTGTACCGCCATCATTTACTAACAAACCAGAAATAAGAAACGAGGCAAAGGCTTGTGCGCCATTTTGTATGCCTGTCACTGAGCCTTCAAATGTTATAGCTGTATCAGTAAATGCTACAAGTTGGTTAGTAGACCCTGCAGCACTTGTATTTGTACGCAAAACAGTGGCTGTAGCATCTGTTGTAGCGGTTCCTAAAACCATCATGCCGCCTTGTGAACCACCTACACCAAAACCACCAGAAAAAGTTCCTGAAAAACCAAAGTATCCACCATAAGAATATTTGCCAATTTCTTTAGCTGAAGCACGATTTCCAAAAGCATAAGATGCCTCAGCAGTGGCATAGTTGGTACTACCTCCTAGTGCTACTGCTTTTGTACCAGAGGCAGTATTGTTTTCGCCTCCAATTGAAGTTGCTTGACTGCCACTTGCTACATTAGTATTTCCAGAAATTGCTACAGAGTATGCGCCAGAGGCTTTTGCCCGATAACCTATCGCAATTGAACTAGTGGAAGTAGCCCCATAAGACGAACTGCTGTTAGCAATAGCCGCTGCTAGGCTGTTTGCGCCAGAAGCATATGATACTGGCAAAGACGCTGCAGCACTGCCAGCCGCCGTTGAACTTCTACCTAAAGCTAACGAACCACTAGCACTAGCGACTGTTGCTCCTGTACCTATAGCCATGCTTCCATCTGATGAAGCTG